ATTGTTCGGCGCGCGCGGCGCGCTGCCGCTCAAGACGTTGATGAAGTAGGCCGCGCATGGCCGAAGCGGTCACGATCTTCAAGCCGGGCAAGGCCTCGGAAGCCGAGCCGGATGAACTGCAGACCGAAGCTTTGCAGCGGCTGCAGGACGCGCGCGCGCAGAAGCAGCTCAGTATCAACGATATCGAGCAGTGCTATTTCTACGCCTCACCGCGCCGGGTTCGCTCGCAGCAATCGCAGTCGCAGAACAACCTGCCGTCGAACGACGCCGACGAACTGCACACCTCGCTGGCCTACGAATGCAGCGAGGATTTCCTCGAGATGATCATCGAAAGTTTCATGCCCGAGGCGGTCAAATGGGCCGAGCGGCGGCCGGATCCCGGCCTGGACAAGGTGGCGCAGCAGGTGATCGAGCATGATGCGGGGATCGCCGACGACATGATCTTCGATCTGCTGCGCGCGTCGAATTTCTATGCCGAGCTGGCCAAGCAGGCGGTGCCCGACGGCGCGATCGGCGTGTTCGCCATGATCATCCGCGACAAGGCGCAGCACAAACCGGTTCTGTGTCTGGGCCAGGCCATCCGGCAGATTGAAATCAACATCGGCCCCGATGGCGCGGTCGACGATCGCTTCATGATCCGGCGGGTGAAGAACCGCAACCTCAAGGCCGAGCTGCCCGGCATCAAGCTGCCCGACGACGTCGAGAAGAAGGTGAAGGACGCGCCCAACGAAAAAACCGAGGTGATCTGGGGTTATTGGCGCGACTGGTCGAATGTCGCCGACGAGGAATGGCAGCATGTCGTCCTGGTGCAGAACAAGAAGGTGCATGACGCCAAGCTCAAGGGCGAGGGCTGCTGCGAGTTCATCGTTGGGCGGTTCGGCTCGTCGCCGGATTTCGCCTGGCCGGAAGGTCCGCTGATCCGCGCGCTGCCCGAGTTTCATCTGGTCGATGACACCGAGAAGGCGTTCATCGAAAACATGGAGTTCACGATCCGGCCGCCGATCGCCTATGACGACGACAACGTGATGAATTTCGAAAACGGCATCGAGCCGGGCATGGCCTATCCGCGCCGGCCCGGCGGCAACCGCGATTCGATCGAGAAGATCTACGACCCGAATCCGCTCGACGCCGCGATGTTCCAGCATGACCGGCGCGAGTCGCGGATCCGCCGACTGCACTACGTCGATTTCCCCGAGCAGCTCGGCAAGACCCCACCCACTGCAGAACAGTGGATGGATCAGATGGTCAAAGCCCAAAAGAAAATCGGCGCGCCCGGTTTCTCGTTCTGGCGCGAGTTTCCCTATCAGGTGTTCAAGCGTTTCCAGTACATCGCGGAAAAGCGCGGCGTGGTGCCGAAGCTCGAATACCAGGGCAAGGAGGTTTCGCTCGCGGCCTATAACCCGGCGCAGCGTGCGCAGGAAAACCAGGAAGTGCTGACCGCGATGCGGCTCCTGGAAATCATCAACACCGCCTTCCCGCAGATGGGCCAGATGCTGATCAACGGCATCACCACCTCGGCCAATCTCAAGGACAAGCTCGGCGACAAACTGGTCGAGTTCAATGACATGAAGCAGATCCAGCAGATGGCGCAGGTGGCCGCCAGCGCCGCGGGCCTTGGTGGCGAGGGCGGTGCGCCACCTGAAGAAGGCGCGCCACCGGAAGGGGCGCCGCCGGGACCACCGATGTGACCGAGGCCGTCAAGATCAGGGAAGCGGCGTTCGAGGCCTGCCAGCGGATTGCCGGCTCGCCGACGGTGCGGCGCGATGTCGACGTGCTGCGGCGGTATCTGCAGCATGTCCTGATGGAGGTGGCGCATCCGGGGTCCGAGGCTTGTGCGTTGATCCTGCAAAATGGAAGGCGCAATTTCTGCCGGGATATTTTGATCATGTTCGAGGACGCCGAGCTAAATGCCGCCCGAAGCAGCACCAGCACCAGCCCCGTCGCCGGGCTTGTCTTCCCTGGTGAGTCCCGAGCCGGCCGCGACACCCGGATCCGCAGCGGCGGTCCCCGCCGGTTCGCAGCCGCCGCCGACCGGCCAGACGCCCCCGACACCCCCGAGCCGGCCTGACTATATTCCCGAGGAACACTGGGACGCCGAGACGGGCGCGCCCAAGGACACCTTCGTCAAGCACGTCGCCGAGCTTGAGACGGCGCACAAGGAACTGACCGAGAAAGCGGCGGCGATCCCGAAGGATCCGGCCGGCTACAAGGTCGAGCTTCCGCCCGAGGTGATCACCGAGCTGGCCGCGAAGTACAAAGAGGTGCCGGCGGTCGACATCAAGCTCGACCCGGAGCATCCGCTGATCGGGGCGGCGCAGAAGATCCTGCACAAGCACAAAGCCTCGCCGGAAATCCTCACGGAGATGGCACGCGAGTTTCTCGATTTCCAGGTCGCGGCCAAGGCCTTCGACCAGCGGTTCCTGCTCGATGAATTTGCCAAGCTCGGCCCGCAGGCCACGGCCTCGGCGCGCTACCGCGCCCTGACCGCGAGTGCCACCGCGCAGATCGGCGCCGCGGATGCCGAGGTTCTGACCAACGAGATTCGCAGCGCGGCCGGCTTCAACGTGATCGAGAAGCTGCTGCTGCAGAAGGCCAACCAGGGTGTGAGCCAGCCGAATGGCCACGCCCATGAGACGCCCACGCCTCCCCCTGCGAAGTGGGAGGATCGATTGTACCCTGATCGAAAGGTCTAACCCATGGCGGTAATTGGTGGCGATTGGCCGACGTTGCTTGATGTGCAAACGCGGCTGGATCCGAGCGGCAAGACCGCGATGATCATCGAGATGCTGCAGCAGTCGAACGAGATTCTGCTCGACGCGCCGTGGTTCGAGGGCAACCTGCAGAACGGGCATGAGGTGACGCAGCGCACCGGGTTGCCGCTGGTCTATTACCGGCGCATCAACCAGGGCGTCCCGCACTCAAAGTCGACCACCGCGCAGATCAGCGTGCAGGCGGCGATGCTCGAGGCTATGTCGAAGATCGACGTCCGCCTCGCCGAGCGGAACGGCAAAGGCTGGATGGCCTCGGAAGAATCGGCCTACGCCGAGTCGATGAACCAGCAGCTGGCCGAGACGCTGTTCTACGGCGACGTCACCGCGGTGCCCGAGGAGTTTCCCGGCCTCGCGATTCAGTACAGCTCCAAGACCGCGCCATCCGGCCGCAACATCGTCGACGCCGGCGGCACCACCACCGACAACACCTCGATCTGGCTGATCACCTGGGGCCAGCGCGCCACGCACATGTTCTACCCGAAGGGGCTGAACGGCGGCATGCAGATGGAGGATCTGGGCAAGCAGATCGCGACCGACGATGCCGGCCTCGAGTTCATGGCGTTCCGGTCCCACTGGAAGATGACACCGGGCGTGGCGGTCAACAACTGGATGACCAACGTCCGCATCGCCAACATCGACGTGGCGAATCTCGTCGCCAACACGACGCCGCCCGACGTGCTGCTGTACATGACCCGCGCGGTTCACAAGATCCCGAAGGCGCTGCGCGGTGGCGGCAAGATGGCGTTCTATTGCAATGCGACCGTGTTCACGATGCTGGACATCCAGGCGCAGCGGCAGAGCAACGTCTACCTGACGGTCGGCCAGGAGGAAGGCCAGTCGAAGGTGTCGTTCCGCGGCATCCCGATCCGCCAGTGCGACCAGATCCTCGACACCGAGGACCGCGTGGTCTGAACACCTGATCGACGACCTGATCGACGAAAGGAACGAACATGCTCCTCGACCAAGAACAGGTTCTGGCTGATCGCGTTGCGATCACGACCACCGCCATCATGCCGCACGTCAAGGATCTGGGACCGTTCAGCGGCACGCCGCCGAATACGTTCCGCGACATTGGCGGGGGGCAATGGCCGCCCTGGCTCTATATCCTGGTCACGACCGCGTTCGCCGGCGGCACCTCGATCGTGTTCGAGGTTCTGAGCGACGACAATGCGGCACTGTCGACGCCGACGATCCACTATTCCACGGCGGCGATCCCGCTGGCCTCGCTGGTGAAGGGCTACGAGCTGAAGACGGCGCTGCCGCCGTCGCAGTACCAGCAGTATCTCGGCGTGCGCGCGACTGTGGCGGGCACGATGACGGGCGGCGCCGTGATCGTGGCGATCGTCGAGGATGTCGACAAGATCCGCCAGTACCGGGGCAATTCGCCCAGTTCAGCGTAAGGAGCTTTCCATGGCCAAGTATGAAGCGATCGGCAAGCTCTGGCTGACGCTGGATCAGGCGCGCGGCCCGCGGCTGATCCGCGAAGGCGAGAAGTTCGAATATGACGGCTGGCCGAATGCGATGATGCAGCCGCTCGACGAGGCGGGCGAGCAGAACGTCGCCACGCTGAAGGTGGCGCGTCCGC